GGGGAGTCCGTCATGAGGAGGATCATAGGAGAGATAAGCGATGAACCGAAGCGCCGCAGGGATATTGCGAAAGAGCTTAGGGAAGAAGAAGCAGACAGGGTGAGGGTCAGTCACTACTATAGTCGCCTAAAACCCAAACAAGACGCATATTTGAAGGCCCACTACCCACAGTTTAGTGGTCTACTGCTCGGCTACTAAATGGCTCGCCGCTTAACTCCAATAGAAAGGCTGGAGCGAGTTGAAACCCTGCTCCAAGCCCAAAACTTGTACAGTAGGCTAGGGAGAGAGCTAGATAAGAGAAGTAAGACCCACGTCGCGGATAAGGGACAACGGCGGGCCTCAAAGTTGGTGAGGAGAGAGTTAGAGAGGCGATTTGGTTACGATGTAAGATGTCGGACATTCCCCAGCCGTGGAGGGTATGGACCACCAAAAAGAGGAGTGCCTGGGCCTCCTTCTTGCCCTTGGTGGCCTCGGCGGTCTTGACGTGAGGCTCACTACAGAGTAAGTTTGACATTCGTCAGAGGTAAGTAGTGAATCAGTGGACGGTAATGGCTCCTCATGCGAGGATGTCGTTTTCCTGTGGTGAACCCCGCTTCGAGGAGGAGCTAGGACGCATCTCAGGGGTGAAGAACAAAAGAGGCTCGTGGACTGTACCCTTAAATGCAGTTCCTGTAGTGGATGGATTAGTGCGCCTCCATGGGGCCAAAGTCCTTTCAGCGTTCTGGGGGACTTCTCCTTCTAACTCGTGCTGCTGGGAAGATATAAAGGAGACTTTAGCCGAGAGTGGGGAAGTACAAGGTTGGGTGCTCGATGGGTTCCTCACGCCATACCAAGAAGAAGCCATCACTTTTGGCTGGCCTTCATCGGGCGTACACTTTTGGCATCCTACCGGCTCAGGCAAGACTTTAACTGGCCTTTTATGCAGCCTATGCACGGAAGGGCCAGTCATTGTAGTCACCAGGGCAGCGGCCAGAATACAGTTTTCCCGCGAGATAGAGCGATTTCTCAATGTTCGCGCCTACGTCGTAAGACCTGTTTCAGGGCATAAAAAGGTAGCTGTAAACCGCTCCAGACACAAAGGACAGGGCTTATCTACCAAAGACATGGGGGAAATGTGGAAGCAACACCAAAGGGCTTATGGCCTTGACTCTCCGCGAGGGTTGCAGGATTACATTGATAACATCGACCATCGCCCGTTCATAGTTGTAGGCTGGGAGTCTCTTCGAGACCATATTGAAGAGTTATCTGCCATACGTCCAGGGGCTGTGATTTTTGATGAATCGCATAAGGGGAAGAACTCAAAGCGATGGGATGTAGTCCACCTGCCCGACTTACCTGATGACCTAGTAGCCCTTAGTGAAGGGGAAGCTTCAGCCAGCGAAATAGAGAGCGCGGACAAGGAAGAAGCCAGAAGAGTAGGTGGCTTCATAAAGGACACGGAGGAAGGTAGGAAGATGTTCATACCTGTCCTTAACGTCGCCGCTGCCGCAGCAAGATTAGCGCGAGAAGCCCAGAAAAGGATCTGCACAACGGCAACTCCAATCAAGGACCGGGTTCGTGATCTTTGGGCGCAGTTGGACCTCACTGAGCCTAACGCTTGGGGCAATGCTACTGCCTTCTTCAATCGCTATTGCGACCGAAAGCCAGGCATTTATGGAGGTTACGACACCAGGGGGAGCAGTAACCTTGATGAACTCAACCTTCGCCTCAAAAAGGTAGCTCACATATTGGACTACCATGAAACCCATAGGCAGCTTCCTGCTAAGAGGAGGCAGTCTGTTTACTTGCTACCTGAAGACCAATGCGCCCCAACAGGGGGATTTGCCGAAGAGTTAAGAGAGGCGAAGAAGAGAGGGCCAGGAGCAGTGCTCGAAGTGCGCTTGGCGCAGGCAGCTAGTAAAAAGAGGAAAGCAGTGCTCGACATGGTAGAGGATCACATTTCCTCTGGCCAAAAGGTAGCTATCTTTACCGGCAGAAGAAGGGACTGTGACGACCTTGGCAGCCGCATAGCGAAAAGTCAGATGGTGAAGAGTAAAAATGCAACGGTATGGTCCGCGCACGGAGCACAATCTACGGAGTTCAGGCAAGAGATAGTAGATGAATACATGAGCCATCCTGGCCCCTGCGTATTGGTTGGAACAGGACATGCCTTTGGTGAATCATTGAACCTGCACGATGCAGATGCTGTTTTCTTTGTCATGCTTCCTTACACTCCAGGGCAACTAAGACAGTGGGAAGGCCGCTTCACGCGCTTGGGGCAAAAGCGACCAGTTGTCATCTATTATGTCATCGCGGAAGACACCGTTGATGAACACATCGCGTCTATCCTTATAGACAAGCTGCCAGCAGTGCAGAAAGTCGTGAAGGATGAGGAGTTGGCTTTAGCTGGAGACATCCTTGGGGGAGTGGATGACTCAGAAAGCATTGAAGACTTCGCAGAAGGGGTGCTTGAGGCACTGGACTTCAAATGAACCAAAAACTGTCCGGGTCACTTAGCGAAGTTCCTTTCGCCGGAATAGATGAAGTAAAAGGAACTGTTACTTTGCCTAGTAAACCAGATGCACAGATTCTCTATACTGGTCCTTCCCCACGGGGATGGCACCGACTTCAACAGGCAGCAGAGTGCCTTCAGAAATATGCGTGGCAATACGAAGCCCCAAAGGTAGAGGATAATAAGCCTCCCTCCGCCGCACTTGCAAAAGGATCTCTGGTTCACCTCGCATTGGCGCAGCATTACGCGAAAATAAGGGCAATCCAACAGGGCGAAGACCCAGAAAGGTGGTGTGACCCCATTGAGGCAATAGAGTTGATTTCCCAACTTGAAAAGACCGACCGCTACGCTGAAGATGCCATTGATACCTATGAGAACTATGCCGCGCAGTACCCTAATGATGCTGAAGAAATGAAAATCCTGGGCATAGAGGAGCTAGTAAGCACGAAGATCCAAGGGAAATACCTCCTTACAGGAAGGATGGACCTCTCCTATGAAGACCTTGGGGGTCGTGTTTGGGTAATGGATCACAAAACTACGAGCTACCTGAAGTCAGCGCACAAGCAGTTCTACACTATCTCAGGTCAGCTTCTTGGCTACAGCCATATGGCGCGAGAGAAGTATGGCGAAAGATATGCTGGGTTCAAAGTCAACCTCATTCAGCACGGAAAGCCGAAGTATGAGAGGATTACTCTCCCGCGCAGCCCTAATCTGGAATCAAGGTTTGAGAGCATTGTGGTAGATATTGAGGAATCCATCGAGCGGATGCAAGCATCAGGAAGGGACTTTGACGACTGGCCGAAGGCTATAAATGAACTCACTTGTTATCACCGCTACGGAGCTTGCAAGTTTATAGAGCAATGCCGCTGGGGAGCAGGGGCTAAAAAAGCAGGTAACTGGACTTGGAGCGACCAATGAAAGAGTATGGTGCGCCCTTGCTCTTGCTGCTCTTTGTTTGTACAGGGCTATGGATGTCTTCAAAGGTGTTTCTTCCATAGCGGGGCAACAGTCAGCCCTTTGCGAGCCACTTCTGTATGCTGTCAGGATCAATAAGCAGCCGTGACATATGGACTGCAACCTTTGACTCTATGCGACTCTTCCATGTTTGGTTGCACTTCTTTGCCCAGTTTAATCCTGGGTTATGGATGTCGCGCAATGGTCCTATCTGTCCCCAGCCCGCGCCATCCAGACTCCCAACAGCTTCCAAAGTGAGGATTCTCCCACTCTTTTCATCGTGGTCGAGGACTATAAGGCTGTGCCCGGTCGTCTTAGTGAAGTATTGGACAAGATAAGCTCCTCTACCTGGGGAAGTGGTTGCAATCTCCCACTCTAGCGCCACTCTTGGGCTCCAGTTGGGAATCTGCCCATCGTCTTCCATACTCACCATCCACCTTTTCCATTGGGTCTGTGTGAAGCTGACTCCGGTGAAACTGAGTGAAAGTAGCCAGGAAGTAAAACAGACACAGTTAGTGGAATCCTGACCTATTGCCACGGACACGCCGGGCGGATTGCTGGGGCATTGGGCACCTTTAAGCTGGTATTTCTGGGGATACATCTGCGGCAGGAGGTCAGCAACTATCTGGAAATCAATGGGCGCATTAAACGCAACCTTGTCTTCTTGAGGCTCTGAGAGGGATTCCCAGGTAAGTTTTCCAACTACTCCATCTGCCTTTAGTCCAACAGACGATTGGAAATCTTTTACTATTTTCTCTGTGGCAGGCCCGAAGTAACCGTCTACCCCACAAGGGAAGCCAGCTACGTTCAGCAGGCGTTGGCACTCTTTTACATCTCCACCCTTACTCTCAATATGCACGGTCTTTGGCATTATACCCCCCAGTTGGACTTCTATTATGCGGTTTCGGGATAAAATACCAATAGCCATTTGACAGACTTAGGCGAGAGGTTACTTGGAGATCAACAACAGCAACAACACAGAACAGCAGTGAGGGAGAGAACAGTGAATACCAAGAATAAGGCGTGGGCCGAGAGGCCCTTCGTCGTCTGTACCTATGGTCCGTCAGGAATAGGCAAAACAACCGATATGGGGTACAGTTTTCCTCGTGCCCTGTTCCTTGCTGCACCAGGGGCTCTTATAAGTGTTGAGTCTGTCTGTGGCTACACGCCAGAGAATGGATCTGTTTCTACGATAAAAGAAGCTACTACCATCATCGAGGCAGCCGCTGGGCAGTATAGCACTGTCGTTATAGATGACTTCTCCTTTTTAGCGGAGCAGACTTTCTCTTCACTGGAGAAGAAATACTCTGGCTTTCGACTGTGGGGAGAGCTTAGAGATTCGGGTCTTGAGTTTAGAGACAAAGCACGAATGTCTGGCATCAATGTGGTACTAAACTGCTGGGAACAGGGGCCAAAGACAAAGCACGATGGGAGTAGAGTTCGTGGAGGGCCAATGCTTTCCGGCAGGCTCCCAGAACAGATTCCTGCTCTATGCGACGTTGTTCTTCGCGCAGTGCATGAGCCGAAGAACAGACCTTGGCCTGCTGTCTACCGCTGTAACGCTGACCCCAGCTATGTTATGAAAGACCGCTTTCATACTTCTTCTCTGGCTGACCCGGTGCCTATGAATCTGGCTGAAATCCTTCGGGCAAGTGGATTAAACATCGAGCGTCATCCAGACCTTCCTGACCAGGAAAAGAGAGTAGAGGCCATAGCTTCCTCTTTGTCGGGAGATGTGAAAGCTGATACTACGCTTATCAATGAGATTTACGTCTCTCTTGTTCAGTCGGGGCAGTCAGTAGCTGTAGCTCGTTGGACCTTACGCGATGCTCTCGATAGGGCTGTGCTCCGCTCTGCGAAGAGCCAAGCCGAACACACTTTTCTTGCTTCATCAACCTGCCTGGTTTGACCGGGCTTTTCAACACAAAAGGAGTCTCCATTATGGAAGACAACATGGACCGTGACTGGCGTTTTACTGTTAACCTCTCAGGCGTAGCTGCCCCAACCGGGCGCAAGGCCCTTGAAGTACCCGAAGGGTATTACAAGGTCGTTGTTAGTGATGCGTATATCAACTCAGAGCGAAACAAGGATCGCGTCATCTTTAAGCTGACCATCTCCGAGGGAGCCTATACTGGTTCTATTCGGACTACCGGGATGAACCGTCCTACCAGTTCTGACGACAATGTTCGTTTCTACTGGCGTGGTATTGCAGAAAGCACCGGATACACAGCGACTGAACTTGACGCTGGCGCTATCGAGCTTGCTCCTGCAACTTTTACCTCCCGCGAGGCATTCATCCACTTCGTTCCTAAGAGCGAAAGCAATCAGTGGGAAAAGGTGGACTTCCTTTCTCCTGTTGAGTGGACGCAACAAGCTCAGGCTTTTGAGTTGCGAGCCGCAGCAGCGCCTGCTGGGCCTTCTGGCGCAGTTCTCGGCGGCAATGGAGTAGGTGCTCCCATTGCAGGTACAACGTCTAAAAGCGATGTCCTTTCCAAGTTGGGCATCAACTAACAATCTCACCCTCGACACCCTCACAGGGCTTGTACTTTTTGATTGAATGAGCAGTCATTGGGCATAAGCGGTGGGGGTGTTTTGCATGGAGGAAAGATGCTTATAGGAACCAAAGGATTGAGTGAGTTTCACCCATTCTGCAAGATGGAAATGGAAGAGCTATACAGGGGCGCAGAGCAGATACTTTCGGAAGGTGTCCCTCTGACCACTCCCGCTGCTCTACCTGTCAATGATCTGGTAAGGCTTGCGGCTACGATGAAGAAATACAGAGAACTGATGGCTCAGTTTGTTTCTGACTACGATGCCACTAGCCAAGAGGAAGACGACATGCAGGCAGTAGTGGAGGTAGTCTCGCAGTTCTTCGAGGATGCACAGGAGTTACTGAACATTGAGCCTCCTCCAGTTCATCGCCCTGCTTCAGTAATCACTCTGTAATCATGGCGATCGACCCACGGTCTAAAGGGGCCAAGTGTGATGTTTGTCCTTTAAGGGGGCAACCTGTAGTTCCTTCAGACGAAGGGCCAGGGCTGCTTGAGCTACTGGCTGGAGTGGGTATAGCTGTTGTCGGAGAAGCTCCTGGCGAGCAGGAAGAGAGGCAGTGCCGTCCCTTCGTAGGCCCGTCAGGAAAGGAGCTTGACTTAGCTCTGAGGCAAGCAAGAGTTGATAGGAGAAAGGCGCTCGTCACTAATGTGCTTCTATGCCGCCCACCGAAAAACCGGCTGCAAGACTTGCTCCGCAAGATCAATAAGCACAATAGAAAGCACAAAGAAGACCTGATTCCTTCTCCTATTGACTGTTGCGCCCCTCGGCTTGAGTCTGAACTCGAAGGCCACACCAAGATCATTGCGCTAGGCAAGACCGCTACTCAGGCAGTATCAAAGGTCAGTGCGAGTATTATGGCTGTTCGTGGGGGCTTCTTGGACCTAGAAGCCACGGAAAGAAGTTCAGCTAAGAAGGTAATGCCCACTATTCACCCTTCTTTTGTTCTCCGCTCCCCAAGGTGGAGTCATGTATTCAGGCACGACATTGCGAAGGCGGGCAGGTGGTTCAGAGGGTTTACGGATTGGGTGCCGCCTAAAGTTAAATACCACCCCGAACCTGATGTATTGAGAAAGTTCCTTTCTGACTCCAGCAAGGTCTATACCTTCGACATCGAGACAGACGGGATAGAGTGTTTGACTGCCAATATCCGCTGCATTGCTATAGGCAATGAGGTAGAAGTGGTTGTCTGTGGCTTCTTGGGGAAAGATGGTCTTCAGAAGTTTTACAGTCCTTCATCTGAGGCTGAGGTAAAGGAAATCCTGTGCCAGTTCTTCGAGGATGAAACTAAGGTAAAGGTCGGGCACAACGCAGGCTATTACGACAAGCTCGTACTCAGAAAGCAGTGGGAAGTTAACACCAAGCCCATCCTAGACACTATGCTACTACATAGGTGTGTAGAATCAGAACTCCCTCACGGTTTGGCTTTTGTCGGCAG